TACCAGTTCTTGACATGGTTGGATAATAAATGGCGACTTCCGTCTACTTTAACAACTTTCAGTCTAGTCAAGAACAGCTACTGATTGAAAATCTGATTATTGAGTCTATAAAAATTTATGGGCATGATGTGTATTACATGCCAAGGATCCTGGATAATAAAGATCCTATCTACGGTGAAGCAACTTCATCGTCTTACGAGAACGCTTTCTTTGTTGACATGTATATCAAGAATGTCCAGGGCTTCAAAGGACAAGGCGATTTCATGTCCAAGTTTGGTCTACAGATCCGCGATGAAATCACATTCACAATCGCTCGTAGAACGTTCTCAGAAGAAGTCGGAATGTATGATGATTTGGTTCGCCCCCGTGAAGGCGACCTAATTTATTTACCACTCAACAAAAAGATATTTGTTGTTAAGTTCGTTGAACATGAAGCGATTTTCTATCAAATGGGTGCATTGCAAACCTATGATTTAGAATGTGAATTGTTCGAATACTCTGGCGAAACTTTCAATACTGGCATTCCAGAAATCGACAGCTTGATGGATGGTTACAATCCAAACATGACAAGCGAAGAAATGATGATGGAAGATGGGTTGGTCTTTATTGACGAAGACGGATTTCCGATTATCAATGAGGCATATGCTTTGGATCCGAACACATCTGATAACACAGATTTTGAACTTGAAGCCAATACCGTTATTGACTGGACGGAACTGGATCCATTCAGTGAGGGTAGATACTAATGTTTAATACCACCTATTACCACGATACCCTACGAAAATATGTTATCTACTTCGGAACATTGTTCAACGATATCTATGTTAATCGTGAAGTCGATGGCGAAGTAACACAGACTCTTAAAGTCCCATTATCATATGGACCAAAAGAACCAATGCTGGCTCGTCTTGAGTCTGATCCAAACCTTAACAAACCAACCGCTATCGTGCTGCCCCGCATGTCATTTGAAATGACAAGTTTCAAGTATGATAGATCTCGCCACCTTTCTACAGTCGGTAAGCGTGGTAAGACAGCCACAGCCAACGAAAGCTTAAAGTATATCTACAATCCAGTACCATACAACATTGATTTCCAGCTATACATTATGGTCAAGAGTGCCCAGGATGGTACGAGAATTGTTGAGCAGATCCTTCCATACTTCACACCAGAGTGGACGGCGACTCTTAACCTCATCCCAGAAATGGCTATAACCCATGACGTTCCTGTTGTCATGACCGATATATCCATGCAAGATACCTATGACGTGAAATTCACACAGCGCAGAGCAATTATCTGGACGCTGAAGTTTACCATGAAGGGTTACTTGTACGGTCCAGCAAAAGAAAGCAAGATAATCAATACTGCAAAAATGAATCTGTATGCCCCATACAAGATCGAAATACCTCAATCGATTCTTGAAGGTGATCCAGATGAAACATTGACAATCTATCCAGGGCTTACCGCAAATGGTGAGCCAACATCTAACTCATCAATATCTGTTCCAATAAGTGAAATAAATGCTGATGATAACTATGGTTTTATTACTGAGTACGAATCACTCGCCTTATGATTAACGATCCAATTGCAGACAGCATGAACATGGCTCCGCTTGTGGTTGAGCCAAAAGAAGAAGCCCCTAAACCTATAGTGCCTTCTCAAATCAGCGATGATTTTGAAGAGGCTCGTAGAAACCTTCACAGCATTATTTCTCAGGGCGGTGAATCCCTTGAGGATTTGATAGAGCTTGCTAAACAGAGCCAGAACCCACGAGCCTATGAAGTTGTATCTACCATGATTAACTCCCTGGTTGTGGCAAACGAAAAGCTTCTTGATATACAGAAGAAAAAGAAAGACCTTGAGGTTGAAAAAGGTGGTCCGAAGACAATCAATAACACATTGGTTGTAACGACTGCCGAACTACAGAAGATGCTAAAGCAGAATGACCAGTCCCAATGAACACTATCTTGGTAACAAGAACCTAAAACGAATCGGTATACCTGTCGAGTTTACTTCCGATCAGGTTAAAGAATATGTGAAGTGCTCGAAAGACGCTTCGTATTTTATTAAAACATATATGAAGATCGTTCATATTGACCGTGGTCTTGTGGATTTCATGCCCTATGCATACCAAGAACGCATCATTGACGCATCAGTGAACAATCGATTTGTCATTTGTAAGCTGCCCCGACAGGCTGGTAAGACAACCACCATCACTGGTATCATACTCTGGTATATCCTGTTCAACGAAAACTACTCGGTGGCTATCCTGGCTAACAAATTAGCCCAGGCTCGTGAGATCCTTTCCCGTATACAGCTGGCATACGAGCACCTACCACGCTGGCTCCAGCAGGGTATCGTGGAGTGGAATAAGGGTAGCATGGAACTAGAGAACGGTTCGAGTATCATTGCTTCGGCTACATCAAGCTCGGCTATCCGTGGTACGTCCCAGAACCTTATCTACCTGGACGAGTTCGCCTTCGTTCAGAACAACATGCAAGAGCAATTCTTCAGCTCGGTTGTTCCTACCATTTCATCTGGTAACACATCCAAGATCCTGATCACTTCAACGCCAAATGGTTTGAATATGTTCTACAAGATCTGGGCAGAAAGTGAAGAGGGTAGAAACTCCTATCAGCGTATCGAAGTTAACTGGTGGGATACCCCAGGTCGTGATGATAAGTGGAAGGAAGAAATGATCCGCAACACCAGCGAGGCGCAGTTCCGTGTCGAGTTTGGTTGCGAGTTCCTTGGCTCGTCCAATACCCTGATTTCGGGTGAAACCCTACGCCGTCTGGTATTCAAGACTCCTGTCAAGGAGAAGCCAAACCTGAAGGTCTATGAGGAACCCAGAAAGGGCAATATCTATGCTGCCGTGGTGGACACTTCCGAAGGCTTGGGTATGGATTACACAGTTATAAATATAATGGATGTAACCACCATCCCGTATCGCCAGGTATGTGTCTACAGAACCAACGAGATCGAGCCTGTTTTGATACCAAACATTATTGTTGAGCTTTGTAAGATGTACAACGAAGCCTTCGTATTGATCGAAACAAACAGTACAGGTAAGCAAGTGGCTGATATCCTGAACATGGACCACGAGTACACAAATATCATCTATACAACATCCAAGTCCACAGAAGCTGTCCAGATCAATGGTGGCTTTGGTGGTCGAAGCAACATCGGTGTCCGAACAACCAAGCTGGTCAAGAAGCTGGGTTGCAGCAATCTGAAGTCATTGGTCGAGAACGACAAATTAATTATCAATGATTACAACACCATATACGAGCTTTCGAGATTCTCCTGGAATGGGGTGTCCTTTGAAGCCGAAGATGGTAATGATGATATCTCAATGACCTGTGTTCTGTTTGCCTGGATGATCGATCAGCCTTATATCAGAGAGCTGACCAACAACAGTTTTGTTAAATCTTTGAGTAGTGATAATGAGAATTTGATCGACCAGGAGCTTCTACCGATAGGGTTTATAGAAGATGGTATGACTGACAATAGTGAAATAGTAAACTTCTGATAATTATAAATATAAACGATAGTTACAATACAACAACAACCTATTTTTAGGAGAACCATATGGCATTTCAAGTTAGCCCAGGTGTAAGAGTAAGTGAAATTGATCTTACAACCGTTGTCCCAGGCGTTTCTACCAACATTGGTGGCTTCGCTGGCGTTTTTAGATGGGGTCCAATTGACCAGCTCGTTTTGGCTGCTTCCGAAATTGATCTAGTAAATCGCTTCGGTAAACCAACCAATTTCAATGCTGAAACATTCTTCTCGGCTGCAAACTTCCTATCCTATGGTGGTGCTCTGTTCATCAACCGTGCAGCTAATACAACAGACGATTCTGGTTCTGTTGGTGTGTTGACTGCTGTCGCTTTAGAAAGCTCGGCAACTATCGCAAATACATTTAACGCAAGCAGTGGAGTTAATGCAACAGCTGATACAATTACTCTACCATTTCTTTTGGATTTTAGTGTAAATGATAAAGTTGTTTACACCGTTTCTGCTGGCAATACTGCTGTTGGTGGTTTAACTGCCAATGCCACATATTATGTAAAAACAGTGTCTCAAAACACAGTTGACGATGCAAATACTACCATTATTTCTCTTTCTGCAACTCGTGATGGTGCAAAAATTGAGCTGACAGCTGGATCGAGTGAAACTGGTCACACTTTAACCAGATCAACTGTGGAACCACTTCAGTTCGTAATCAAAAACCAAGATGATTATGATTCGAAAGTATCTTTTGATAATCTCGGTCTGTACATGGCTAAGTATCCAGGCAAGCTTGGTGACTCGCTGAAGATCTCGGTTTGCGACAGTGCAAACACCTATGAGTCAGTCGTTAACTTTAAATCTGATGCTGGCGTAAACGTTGCTGCAACAAAAATTCAATTTGTTATCGGTTCTAATACCGCAACTGTTACTATTGCTAACGCTGCAACATTCAGCGCAACAAAAACTATTGAAGTTGCAAACAGTGTTCTTAACGCAATTACTGTCGGTGATTATATCGCTGCTGGTAATACTACTATCGGTAAGCAATATTTAAAAGTTACTGGAACTACGCTGACCGAAGGTTTCTTAGACATAGCACAAACATTCACATCATCGTCTGGTGTTAATGGCTCTACTGAAGAAATTACAATTTCTGGAACAACCACAGGTTTTGCTGTAGATATGCCTGTTCTTTACACAACCCCAGCTGGAAATACTGCTGTTGGTGGTCTGTCTAACAATACAACTTACTACATTAAAACATTATCTACTGGTGGTGGAGCAACAACCATAACTCTATCTTCAACCATTGGTGGTTCGACTATAGATCTTACAGCCAAAGCGCAAGCTGAATCCCATAACTTAGTAAGAGTTGGTAGCGGTAATTCGACAGTTACAATTAACTTTGCTTCGAAGTATAACCTGGCTCAGAATGCCGAAGACACACAGTTCACCCGTAACTGGGAGTTCTTCAATGTCATTGATCGTGCACCAGGCAAAACCTTTGCTGGTGACCAGGCTGGTATCTCTGCAAATGATGCACTCCACGTTGTTGTGGTTGACGAAAACGGTGATATCACTGGTATCAAGAACAATGTTCTGGAAGTATTCCCAGAATTATCTCGTGGTACAGATGCTAAGACCGAAGACGGTGCAACTGCATACTACAAAGAAGTGATCAATGACCAGTCGGCATATGTCTGGTGGGCTAATGATCGTTCAGGTGCTGCATCGGGTCTTCTGTCTGCCCTGTCAAGCTCCACCAACAGCAAGCCATTAACACTTTCGTTTACTGGTGGTTCTGATGGTGCTGATGAATCAACTCTGTCTATCGGTACTATCTCTCTGGCATTTGACAAGTTTGCATCGCCAGAAGACGTTGACGTTTCCTTCCTGTTAACTGGTAAGGCTCGTGGTGGTTCGCATGGTGAACAGCTTCCAAATTACATCATCGACAATGTTGCTGATGTTCGTAAGGACTGCATCGTGTTTGTTTCCCCAGATCGTGCTGACGTTGTTAACAACATCGGCTCGGAAGCTGCTGATATCGTTGAATTCCGCAACGCTCTGACAGCATCGTCATATGGCTTCCTGGATTCAGGCTACAAGTATCAGTACGACAAGTACAATGACGTATACCGCTATATCCCACTGAACGGTGATATCGCTGGTCTGGCTGTTCGCTCGGACAATGAGCGCGATCCTTGGTACTCACCAGCTGGCTTCAGCCGTGGTGTGATCAAGAATATCGTCAAGCTGGCTTACAATCCTAAGCAAGCAGATCGTGACACCCTGTACAAATCGGATGTTAACCCTGTTGTTGCATTCCCAGGACAAGGTATCATCTTGTTTGGTGACAAGACTCTTCTGGGTCGCCCAAGCGCATTTGATCGCATCAATGTTCGCCGTCTGTTCATCGTTCTGGAAAAAGCAATCGCAGTCGCTGCTCGTTCTTACCTGTTCGAATTCAATGACGAGTTCACCCGTGCGCAGTTCAAAGGTCTGGTTGATCCATTCCTTGCTGACATTCAGGGTCGCCGTGGTATTACTGACTACCGTGTGGTCTGCGATAGCACCAATAATACTGCCGAAGTCATTGATAGAAATGAGTTTGTTGGCGATATTTACATCAAACCAGCCAAGAGCATCAACTACATTCAGCTCAACTTTGTTGCCGTGAGATCTGGCGTTGAATTCAACGAAATCGTTGGACGATTCTAATAAACGGTATAAATAAAGAAGCTAAGGAGAAAATAAATGGCTAATCCAGATTTTGATGTAAACGTTCTTAGAAGCCGACTGGTTACGGGTGGTGCACGTCCCACCCTGTTCCAAGTGCAAGTTCTAAGCCCACCAGGTGTTACCCTACCATTGTCTTCAACACCATTCTTCGTTGAAGCAACTAGCATCCCAGAATCAACCCTGGGTGTTATTGGTCAAGCATACATGGGTCGCCAGATCCGTCTTGCTGGTGACCGTAAGTTTGGTGACTGGGGCGTTACTGTTGTCAACGATGAAGACTTCACCCTGCGTAATGCATTCGAAGCATGGTCATCGAACATCAACACAATGCACGGAAACCTTCGTACCGAAAACACACGCCGTGTTCTTGAGTACAAAGCTGATGCTATCGTTTCGCAGTTCGCCAAGACTGGTGAGTTGCTAAGACGTTACCGCTTCAATGGTATTTTCCCAGCTGGTGTTGGCAACATCTCGCTGTCCTGGGGTGCTGTTGATCAAATTGAAAAGTTTGCCGTTACATTTGCCTACGATTACTGGGTACTTGAACAGGAAGGCACAAGCATCAATGACGGCGTATTGAGTTAATCTAAAGGAATAATTAGTTATGGCTGAATTGTTTGGCTTCCAAATTAAACGCAAGCGTGAAGATATGCCGTTACCAGCGGTTACCAGAATGGATCCAGATGATGGATCGCTTGAGGTAGCTGCTGGTGGGATGTACGGTACTGTCGTTGATCTAGACGGTACCGTGCGTTCTGAGGCAGAACTTATTGACAAATACCGTCAAATGTCAGAGCACCCAGAAGTGGATAGTGCTATTGATGATATCACCAACGAAGCAATCACTGTCGATCAACAAAAAGATAAAGTGTCTGTGGACCTCACAGAACTGATGATGGACGATAAGATTAAAGATGCTATCGTTATTGAATTCAACAATATACTTCAACTATTAGAATTCAATACCTATGCGTATGATATCTTTAGAAGATTTTATATTGATGGTCGCCTCTACTATGAGGCAGTGATTGATCCTAAGATGCCAGATGCTGGTATCCAGGAGCTTCGTTATATCGATCCTCGTAAAATCCGTAAGGTGAAAGAGGTGAAGCGTAAGCGTGAACAGCGTACTGGTGTTCTTATGCCAGAAATCGCATCAGAATATTACGTCTATAACGAAAAGGGTTTTACCAAAGCCCTACAGAATAACTCAGGTAACTATGCACAGCAGTCTGGCATTAAAATCGCCAAAGACGCAGTAGTGCATATTATCTCTGGTATGATGAGTGCGAAGGGTGATATGGTTCTGTCACACCTACACAAAGCTATCAAACCACTTAACCAGCTGCGTACAATGGAAGACTCGCTGGTTATCTACCGAATTTCTCGTGCCCCTGAACGCCGTGTCTTCTATATTGACGTTGGCAACCTACCAAAAATGAAAGCGGAACAATACGTCAAGGATATCATGACTCGATTCAAGAATCGAATCGTCTATGATTCCGCGACAGGTGATATCCGTGATGATCGCAAGTTCATGACCATGCTTGAAGACTTCTGGTTACCTCGCCGTGAAGGTGGTAAAGGTACAGAAATTTCAGTTCTTCCTGGTGGTCAGAACCTGGGTCAGATGGACGATGTTACCTACTTCCAACAAAAGCTGTATCGTTCACTGAACGTGCCTGTTACCCGCATGGAAACATCGGCAATCTATGGTACGGGTCGTGCAACCGAAGTCAGCCGTGACGAAGTTAAGTTCTCTAAATTCATTGACCGTCTCCATGTTCGTTTCGCTATGCTTTTCTCGAAGATACTTGAGCGTCAACTGATCCTGAAGAAAGTAATCACACCAGATGATTGGTACTTGATTTCTGACAAGATTCAGTTTGTGTTTGCTAAAGATAACTTCTTCCAGGAGCTTAAAAACTCTGAGATTTTGACTGGTCGTTTGAACCTACTGAATGCTCTTTCGAGTGGTTCTATTGGTAAATACTACTCACATGATTGGGTCAGAAGAAATGTTCTGATGCAGACCGATGAAGATGTCAAAATGATCGATCAGCAAATCTTGGTTGAGCTTCAGAACCCGATTTACAACCCACCCCCACCACCACCAGAAAACGTTCCTGGTGGGTCACAGAAATAAAAGTTATAAATAATTGGAGAACATTATGTCAGAATCTATTGAAATTGTAAGAAGTGCTATGAATGACGATGCTGTTGATGTCGCTGCTACCATTGATGCTCTGTTGAAAGACAGAATCCTTGATAGGCTGGCTGATAAACAGCAAGAAATTATGCATAGTCTTTATAACGAACCAGAAGAAGCGGAAGAGATCATTGATATTCCAGACCTTGATGATGAAGATCTTTCTCTTAATGCAGAAGATTAATAGGTAAAAAGGAAACACAATGAAATCAAAATCAGAGTTCGATGCAAAAAGATACGTCCAGCTATTCATGGCTGGCTACGTGCCAAGATCTAAGGACGAAAAGAAGTTCGTAGACAAGCACGTTGCTCAGCT